TAAAGAAAAAGTTGAAAAACTTGATTACTGATATACAGGACTTTTAAAATGATTAGATATTCAATGTCTGAGATTCTCTCAGAACTCCCCTCAATGAAAAAGAAAGCAGATAAAGTAGCGTACCTTCAAAAGAACGATACCATTCCTTTTCGTAATGTACTACGCTTAATTTATGACGAAGATATTGAGTTTCTGTTGCCTGACACTCCACCCCCGTGGAAGCCAAACGAATTTGAAGATGAAGCTAAAACTATGCTCTTTAGAGAAGCTAGACGCTTAAAGATCTTCATTAAAGGTGGTGGTTATGACGACATGAAACCAGCAATGAAGCGCGAAAACTTATTCATAGCAATGCTAGAAGCTATTGATAATGATGACGCTAAGCTTGTAGCAAATCATATGCTATCACACAAGAAGGTACCAGGATTAACTAAAGCTACTTTAGAAGAAGCTTTCCCTGAGATATTTACTGCCCCAATGGATATGCGATAAGGAATGTACAATGGCCAAGCGATACACGGATTTCCGTCAATCCAATCGCCCAGATGAAGATATTGGAAAAGATAATAAAACTCAACAACGGCTAGAGGAAAAGCGTAAAAATAAACGTAAACAATCTCAAAGGCGCCAAAGGCTAAAAGATAAGTATGACACGTAATGTTGTTGTCCTAACTAATTTTAGGACAGGAAGTACTTCATTTACTTTAAAGAAATCTGACGAATATCGCTTGCCTTATAAAGGTGAGCTTTTTTCTCACGAAAGGCCTCATCCAATTGGTAAATTACCAGCAAAAGAAACTGTAATCAAAGAATTTGGTTACCCAGCTTATAGTTGGGTTGATACATATCTAAGCCGATGGAATTTATTTCAAGAATTAAAAGATGGTGCTTCAGCCTGTTATAAGATCATGCCAAGCCATTTTGATGAAGATTACGATCAGCTTGCAAGTGTTCTGGCTCAAGCAGATAAAGTGTACTATCTCTATCGTAGAGATCTTATGGCTCAAGTTAAAAGTTGGATGGAAGTAAGACACTCAGGTTCATTTAGTCAAACTGGTTTTATAACTAACACAGCCGAATACTCAACACGCATGCATCAACTACATCGTGGTACTTTAAAAGTCGGTGAAACTTATCGAAATACCATAGATCCAAACGATCCGTTGTTCACAACAAGCAAGACTAATGTTGAAACAAAAGCTCTTGTAACTCAAATAGATCGTAACTATCAGGCCATGGGACTCATGTACAAGAAGGTACCAGGTGTCCTTGTGTGTTACGAGGATTACTTTTCTGGAGATCTATATAAACCCTATAACAGAGAAATTAAATGGACCAGTGAACCCCAGATTGACGAGTGGGTGACTGAATGGACCATTGAAAACTATTTTAAATAAAGGTTGACAAACTACTTAAAGTGTGTTATAATATCAATATAAATTATGAAAAAAGGTAAAATATGGATCACAGAACAGATAAATTAATACTAGTAGATTGCGATGGTGTACTACTAGATTGGAAATACTCATTCGTCAAATGGATGTCTGAGAACAACTACGAAGTTGTAAGAGAAGGTGTCTATGACATCGCTGAAATGTTCGACCTTTCCAAAAGAGAAAGCAGAATATTAGTACGTCAATTTAATGAATCAGCAAGGATTGGATTCCTTCCTGGTCTAAGGGATGCTATCAAATATGTTAAACGGCTACATGAAGAAGGTTATATTTTTCACTGTATTACTAGTCTCAGTACTGATTACTATGCCGGTAAACTAAGACAACAGAACCTAGAGAAACTCTTTGGTCCTTCTGTGTTTGAAAAGATAGTTTGCTTAGATTGTGGTGCTGATAAAGATGATGGCTTACTTCCTTATAAAGATAGTGGATGTATTTGGGTTGAAGATAAACCTTCAAATGCTGAATGCGGCTACGATCTTGGATTAAGATCAGTGCTTATAGAACATTTGTTTAATGCTGATTATCAAAATGATTCGATTCCAAAAGTAAAAAATTGGAAAGAAATTTATGAAATGGTAACTTAGGATTAATAAATAATTACATGATAGATTGGATAATTTAATTAATGCCCACATACGATTTTCAAAACACAGAAACTGGTGAAGTGACTGAACACTTCATGTCTTATACAAAACTAGACGAATTCAAAAAAGACAACCCCCACCTACAGCAAAAGATTACTGCGCCACGTCCCGTGATTGAGGCCGCACGTCTTGGTCGCATGAAACCCGACCAAGGATTTCGTGATATACTTTCGTCAATGAAAACCAATAAAAGCTATACAGGAAACAAGATCAATGATTGGAAATAATCAGAGATCTGTCAAAGGAGGTTCTATATGTCAGCAAAACCACGTCGTGAATCACAAAAGGAGAGAAAAAGGCTCGCTCGAAAGATAAGGAATGGTACTATGGATAGTAAATTTTCCATGAGAACTATTCAGCCGCTTACAAATACTCAATCAGATTTGTTTGCGGACTATAAGCAAGGGTTTAATATCTGCGCCATTGGCACAGCAGGAACAGGAAAGACAATGTGTGCTATGTATTTAGCACTTAATGATATTTTATCAAAGGATGAGTACGATCAAATTGTTATCGTACGATCAGCGGTTCAGACAAGAGAACAAGGCTTTATGCCAGGTACTCAAGCTCAGAAAGAAGCAGTCTACGCTACACCTTATGCAGATATCGCTAATGACCTGTTTCAACGAGGAGATGCTTGGGATATTCTTAAACAAAAAAATCAAGTTAAGTTTATGACATCATCTTTTGTGAGAGGATTGACATTTGATAATTCAATTATTATAGTTGATGAATGCCAATCTATGACGTACCACGAACTCGATAGTATTATTACACGTGTTGGTGAGACAAGTAAAATCTTTTTCTGTGGAGACACAGCTCAAGATGACTTGGCAACTAATAGACACAAGAATGATGTATCTGGGCTCGTAAGTTTTGTAAAGGTCTTAGAACGTATAAACATGTTTAGCATCGTAAAGTTCGGTGTTGAAGATATTGTACGAAGCGGACTTGTTAAAGATTATATTATTGCAAAGGAATGTGCTATTAACGGACAGGTACGAACACCTGTAAGTTATGGCAAAAGTCAATTTGCGGTAGCTTAATAAATAGAAGGAGAACATAGACGGGGTTCTTAGGAGCCCCGTGAACTCCAAAACGGTAAAATATTATGACACAAGAAATAGAAAACTATAGACTGACTTGGTTAACTAAGCAAGTATTCCGCGTGAAGGCTGGTAGCTCGATCGCAGAAGAATGTTTATCTTACCTTGAAACTAAAGTGGAAGCAAAGAGTTATACTTATTCATTTGACATGGATTCTAACACTTATACTTACATGTTTGAAGAATCAGCAACTGCTGAAGCATTTAAAGAAAGGTTTTTAGGAGATTCTAGAACAACTGAAGTTAGTTAAAACAAAAAGAGAACTTATATTATGGCATTTGAGCATTACGATCACGGTATTGAATTACCAAAATTAACACGAAAAACAACAGAAGAAGGACGAAGATACTTTACACCTACTGGTGAAGCTTATCCTTCAGTTACTACTGTACTTGGAGTCCTATCAAAAGACTCAATCCAGGCATGGCGAAAAAGAGTTGGAGAAGCAGAAGCTAATCGTATCTCAACTCAAGCATCCAGACGTGGTACTGCAGTACACAAAATTTGTGAAAACTATATAGATAACAAAGAAGATTGGAAAGAAGGTGTACAGCCTGCAAACATGTTTTTGTTTAATACAATGAAAAAAGTATTAGACGAAAAAGTAAACAATGTTTGGTTCCAAGAATGTTTCCTTTATAGTGACGAACTACAGACCGCTGGCCAAGTCGATTGTATTGGTGAGTGGGAAGGAGAACTAGCTGTCATTGATTTTAAAACATCAAGACGAGTTAAAAAAGAAGAACACATTCTCGGATATTTTATGCAAGTTGCATTTTACGGGAAAGCCTTTACTGAAATGACTGGTACTCCAGTTAAAAAAGGCGTAGTGTTTATTGGCGTTGATGATAATGAACCACAAACATTTGTATTTGATATAGATGATTACTTAGAACATTTTAAAGCCGTAAGGGAGAAATACTCAGAACTCCATGAAAAAAACAAGATACATTTTAAGTTGTGAAGATATGGGTGTGTTCTTAGGAACATACGATGGGGAAGAGCTAGGCTATAAAGATGATGGCCGAATCTTTGCGTGTTTCTCAGCTAACAATCCTTTTAAGTTAACAACAGTTTGTTCGTTCAGAACAGAAAGAGCAGCTGAAGTTTTTAAGAAAGATATGTTCGGCGCAACCAAACGTGACAAGATGTATACTCTACCAGTTGAATCTGAAGATGAGTTTCCAAGTGTAGTTGATATAGTCAAAGCAGGACATACTGATGACTGTATTGATATGCTCGAGCTTCTTTTTGAAAGCGGAAATCAAACTATACATTAGGGGTTGACAAACACATTAAAGTGTGTTATAATATTACAATGATAGACAAAAAAGTAATTAACGACGCCTTGATGCTTGCAATAGAAGCTCATGGCGATCAGCGCAGAAAATACACAGGTGAGCCATACATAACTCATCCAATACACGTAGCAAAAATTCTAGAAGATAGTGTTGAACATACTACTGAGATGTTGGCAGCTGCTATCCTACACGATGTTGTAGAAGATACTCCTGTCACATTTAGAGACATCAAATCTCACTTCGGAACTGATATTGCTGAACTTGTTCATTACTGCACAAACGTTTCTGAAAAAGAAGATGGAAACAGAACGTTTCGTAAAAAGATGGATGCCGATCATTTCGCTTTGGGACCACCCGCGTCTCAAACAATCAAGATCGCAGACCTACTATCGAACTCTGATACGATTATACCCCACGATCAGAAGTTCTTTCACAAAGCCTATAAGCATGAGAAACAGTATATGTTGAACATTCTTACTAAGGCTGATCCTATATTGCTTGACAGAGCACAGACTATGCTGTCTGAACACTGGGAAGAGTAATATTCTCTTTAGTTATAAGCTTATAACCTTTTGATATAAAATAATTTAATATTTGTTAACAAAACAGTTGACAAATGCCATTTGATATGATATAATATACATATTAAATAATTAAATGAGAATATCAAATATGAACAGATACATCGTCAAACAAATCACCTTCAACAAAGAAGAGCAAGAGTACCCAAACCTGTATGGTTGGGATGGTGCTACAAGCCGCTCAAAGAAATGGTTCGCTAAAATGGAACTAATGCACGGCAATGTCGGCGAATCTTTTAAAGCAAATCCTGCTTTCATTGCATTATTCAATGACAAGTATGAAGTTGAAGCTCGTGATTTAAATCATGTATTTGAGATAACCAACCTCTGGGAAACACCCGACGCAGTTCACACATTCGAGCCTGGTCACAGCACATCTGTTGGTGATCTAATCGAAGACACTCAAACGGGTCAAATCTTTATAGTAGCTAACTTCGGATTTACCGAAGTAGTCCCAGCTCGAACTCCTTGTAACTTTGAGGTAGCGTAATGATTACTTGGGATCAATACACAATGGGTTACAAAATTCCTGCTAAGTGGGAAGATACATCATGGGGTAACGATGAGTTGCCTTCCTTTGAGACTAACGGTTATAAGATTTGGGTTAATTCTCCAGATCTTGCTGAAAGAAAAGAATCTCAGGAACATCTAGGACTTAAGTTTCAAGATTGGATCTTTGCTGTTACACATTGCTCGGAAATGGGTGCTGACGAAGACTTACTTACAACTATGAATTTCGACGAAGTACTAGAGTTTGTAAAATAAATGAAAATATGTTAACAAAACAGTTGACAAACACCTTTTGATATGATATAATATACATATTAAATAATTAAACTAGGAGATATATTATGGCACATGCATTAGAAATGGTAAACGGTGAAGCTCAAATGGCTTACAGACTTAGCAAAGGGGTGCCTTGGCACGGCCTTGGAGTTCCTGTGAGTGACGACATGACACCAACTGAAATGATGAAGGCGGCTGGTCTAGACTGGAAAGTCAAAAAAGTACCATCCTTTGTCGATCACAATGGCGAACAAATCCCAACAGGTCAGCAATCTCTTATACGAGAAACTGATGGTAAAATCCTTACCAATGTTGGTGGTAACTGGAACCCTTGCCAAAATGAAACAGCATTTGATTTCTTCAATGATTTCGTTAAAGCTGGTGACATGGTAATGGACACGGCTGGTTCAATCAACGATGGTAAAATGGTATTTGCTGCTGCTGATGTACAAGATGGATTCACACTTTTTGGTGGTGATGAAGTTAAAGGCTACTTACTTTTCTCTAATCCTCACCAGTATGGTAAGTGTATTGATGTTAAGTTTGTTATGACTCGTGTTGTATGTAATAACACTTTGTCAATGGCTCTAACTGAAAAATCACAACCTGCTGTAAGGCTATCACACAGAAACGAGTTTGACGCTTCAGTAGTTAAAGAACTACTTGGTATCTCACACACTCGTGTACAACAGTTTAAAGAAGCTGCAGAGTTTCTTGGATCTAAGCAATACAAAAATGCTGACTTCGAAAGATTCCTTGCTAAAGTATTTGGTGCATCTTCTCAAGAACACAAAATCCTTAGTCGAACTGGCGAACGTGCGTTAGAGATTGTAGAGACACAACCTGGAGCTAACTTCAAGCCTGGATCTTGGTGGAATGCTTTCAACGCTGTCACATACATGACAGACCACGAACTTGGAAGAAGCGATGACGCAAGAGCATCATCTTCTTTATTCGGTGCTAACTCAAGGAAAAAGCTAGACGCTCTTGACCTTGCTGTTGAAATGGCGGAGACTGCGTAAGCAGTCTTCTGACTTATAATTGAAAATAAGTAAAAATATGTTAACAAAACAGTTGACAAATACACTTTGTTGTGTTATAATATACTTATAATTTAAATAATGGAGAAAACCAATGAAATTTGATACTAACGGAAAACAAAGAACTGACGCTTACCAAGGTACATTTGATGTCTTTTGTGCTGAAGATATGTTGAGTGTTGAGACTATCAAGACTTACGTGAAAAGCATGAACAAAGAACTTAAATATTCCGGAGCTGTTGATCGTAGAGGATATCCTCTTAGATATAGAGTTTGTGTTAAAGCAAGAAAGCCAATCCACAAAGTTCTTAACAAAAGAACTGGAAACATGATTGGTCATACTTACCATGGAGATGTTATCGGTGGAATGGCTAATG